AAAGGAATCGTCGTACTGACGGTTCACGTTGCGGGTGATTACCAGGTTGTTCTCCAGAATCTCCAGAGCCTTCCGAGTAATCATGTCAATAGTCAGAATTGAGTTAGCCACAAATGTCTCCCAAAAAAGTTAGCGGTTGCGCTGCGCTTCCTGCTTCTTGATCTGTCGTTGACGTTCGGCGGCGATCCACTCAGACGTACTCATGCTCTTAATGGAGCGCGGGTCAGTCGTGTCGTGAACCGGAGCAGACGTACCCCGAGGGGTAACAGGTGCAATCGGCGCAGGCGCACTGGTTGTTCGTTTCACTGGCGGGGCATCGGCCAATTTGGCCTCTAGCCTACCAATCTCTTTGGCTTGCATGAACGGCGCAAGACGAGAAATACGATCCGCTTCCTTGGGGTTTGCACCGAGGTAGTACGCTACATCGGGGCCAACATCGGACGCCTGAATCGTCTGCGCCATCACGGTCGTGATTGAAAGGCTGGGGTTGTACGCGACTTGCTCAAAGTCGTTGTACTTCTCCCGCGCTTTTTCTTCGCGGTCGTGATATTGCTCTAGGATTTCGGCTTGCTGGCGCTGGGTTTCGCGCTGCTGTACCAGTTCTTCGGCTTTGCGAGTTGCCAATGCGTCGGCATAGGCATCGGTAGACGAAAACTGATCGGCAGTCGGAACTTCAGCGGGCGCTGACGGGGTTACCGTCTTTTGAGCCTGCATCCTTTCCCACTTTCGCTGCTCACGGGCAAGCCGCTTGCTGATCGCTGCGTCCAGTTCTTCCTGAGTGAAAGTCTTGGTCGTCTGCGATTCCGGCGTTTCATTCACGACTTCGGGAGTTGCCGTAACTTCCGATTCCGACGCGGGAGCATCCGCTAATTGCTGCTCAATCTCTGACATGGTGACCCCGTAGAGTCCCTGGTGGGTCGCACCAGTACGATTAGATATACACTATCAACAGCGCACCGTCAAACAGTGCGCGACAACTTGACCTTAACCTGACCCGCTGCGACCGCAGTGACGTCTGCATCTGCCGCCAAGTTGGTAATGGCAATGCCTAGCCCCAGCGGGAAACGGTAGCCGTTAAACCCAGGTGTAAGTTCCACCTGACCTGTGGCCGGAACCTTGATGGTCATTTCGGGGACGTCCGTACCAACAGTGGGCGCGGTGGCCTTGTTGTACAGCTTGACGAAGGCATCGGTTGCGCCAAAGTTGTTGGCGTAAAACGCTTGCAGGCCCGAAGTGCCGGTAAGGATCAACGCGCCGTTGGTTGTTGCCGCCGAAACGACAAAGTAAGGCGTAGCAGGGGCCAGCGGCGTACCCGCCGTGGTGACGTTTGAAACCGTGGTGATTGTGCCGCTGGCAACGGTAACGGAAGCGCCAACTGGAAGCTGGTTCATTTGTAGTAACTCACGTTGAGGGTGGCGGTTGCGGCCTGCTGGAAGAAGCGGATGCGGCTCAAATCGCCGTCATACATCAGCACTGCGCCAGCAGCCAGCGGCATACCAACCGTTGCGGTAGGGGCGACGCCATCATCGCGCCAGCGCACAGCTTGCGTCTCGGGGATAATCATGGCGACCGTGGGGCTAGACACGAGGCCGTTGGTGTCGCGCTGGGGGACAGTCAAGCCGGTTGATGTGGCCAAACCAACAATCTGTTGGTAGCCAAACATTGATGTGACGTCTTTAATCATGCCAGAAACCTCAATTTGTAGAGTGTGGACAGGTAAAGCCCCACCACTTCGTCGATCAAATTGTGGATTGCCGTATCCGACTTATCCACGACATCGTACCGATACTCCTCAATTTCCTTGAGTTGATCCTCTAGGAACTCGATGATGTTAGCGGTTTTCTTGGCCGAATGTAACGTAATTGGGCCAATGAGTCCATGCCGACCTTGGTACGCCTCCGCAACCGAATCGGCCAGTTCTACGATTTCCTCGTAAAAGGCTTGCAGCGCAACGTGTTTGGCGTAGCTGCGGGTGTTCAAATGCACCGAATGGGTGACATCGCGGGCTAGGAACAAACAGCCGATAAACTCGGACATCTTCATTGCATCATCCCCATGTCAGGTGGCATATCGGTAGGCATCCCTTCGCTTGCGCGCTCGGGCATTTGCCCCACGATGTCGCCAGTTGTGATGGCCGCGTGCAGCGTCCCCATCACGATTTCGTGAATCTGTTCCTCGCTCATGCCCGCCTGCGTGGCGCTGATGCGTTTGGTTTCGGCGTCGTACTTCTTGATCTGAAGTTCCTGCGCTTCCATCGACTTGTGGACGTTTTGGAGCATTTGATGCATCTGCTCCATTTCCTGCCCCATCGCCTGCATCTGCTGCTCGGCGGCTTGCAACGCGGGCGGCTTGTCGTCGTCGGCAAGCAACTTGGGGTCGATGGTCTTAGCAAACCGCTTTGCCATTTCCTGCGCCCCAGGCCAATCCATGTTCTTCACAAACAGGTCGCCCGCAACTTGCCACAGTTCGGGGTTGCCTTGCAACAAGTGGCTCATAGCGTCCAGTGCTTCCTGCCGCTTGGTCATGTAAGACGGGCCAGTGGTCACGCAGACATCGTACTTACCCACGGTAGGGTTGTAGATTTTTTGGATGACTTTGCCGGTCTGATCGACAATTTTCTTGACCGGCTCTTGTTGAGTCGGATCAATGTGCGCCATGTCGGTCACGCCATCTTCACCGATGATGCGAGCAATGCGCTGGGTGTCGTAAATCTTGGGGATCAAGTCCACAATCTGACGGGTGACGTAGCGCACCGCACGGGCCAGATTATCCACATAGTGATAAGTGCCGGTGTCAGTCTGTTTTTCGCGGGCCAAAATAGCCTTGCCCGAACGCTCGTTAGATGTCTGCCCAAGGCTTGAATCGTACTGACCAGTGGTTGACTTAATATCGTCCGCCGCGCCCATTTTGGCTTGCAGAAGCCCGCTGGAGGCCATAGGAGGCTGCGCGCGAGAGGGCAGCGGCAACATACCGCCAGCGCCGTCAGTGGCGTCAGGATTGACCTCAAGGTACGGCCAGTTGTTGACGTTGGCGGTTTTCCATTGGGCTTCGTAGCCCTCAAACTGACCGCCGTAGCCTATGAATGGAGCCTTGGGGGCCAGCGCCAGCATTTCGGCTTCTTGGCTGACCCAATAGTTGTACATACGCTGGGCATCTTTGGCGTTGCGTACCAGCCCCGATATGTGGATACGCCCATCAACCTCAAACTCATTTCCGACCACACGCACAATTGGAATGTACTTGCCAGCCCAATCTTGCGATTCCAGCACTTCATAACCGTTGATCTTGCACCATTTGACTTGCTTGCGGTCAACTTCGCGGGTGCGAATTGGTTCCATGCCCGCAGCTTTGAACTGCTTGGCTTCCGGTGCGTCGGCAAACACTGACTGCCCGCCTGGGTACAGGTTTAGCGTCGCGGGCGAGTGTTCTATGTAGAAATACTCGGCAATGCGTACCGTGTCCTCGTTGATCCACGCGCTCAAATTGTTGTCGCCTACGCCTTCGGCTTGCAGCGACGAAATAGGTTTGGCTTTGGGGTACAAACGCTCAAATTCTTCTTTGAGCATATTTTGCGTCACAAACGCCCATTGAGCGTCTGACCCGCACGGATCCTGCATCAGCGGATCCATGTACACGCTAAACGAGTTACGCACGCGGCCAATACGGATGTCTTGGTCGAAGCTATTTTCGTCGCAGTATTCAGTCAAAATACGGACGTACCCTTCGCCGTAAGTAACTTGGTTTTCGCACGCGGTGTCATAGGCCACATCCGCGTCTGAAATGTACTCAATGTGGCGCACCACGCCGTCAAGGATTTCAGCCACTTCGATGTCGGCTTTGTCGTCGGCGGGAATGATCTTGCCCGCAGGGCGGTTCTGGCGTTGGTCGTTAGTGACCTGCTTAATGTGCTGAGGCAGCTTGTTGATGGTCAAACACGGGCGTGCGTTGATCGTCTGCCCTTGCACCGACCCGCGTGTGGCAAGCACATCGGCGGGCCATTGCCACTGGTTGTCAGGCGAACCTGCGGCAAAGCGCAAATCGTCTAACTCGTCCTCGCGGGAGTCTCCGAACGCAGACAACGCCATCTGAAGTCGATGGCGTGCTGTGGATAGCAAGTCTTTGTTCGAGTCGTCTTTACTCATTTGCCTTTCTTCATTGCCGCTTGCTTAGTTGAATAAGCAATGGCAACGGCCTGCTTTGCAGGCTTTCCCGCCGCCACTTCTTTCTTCACGTTGGCGCGAAACGCTGTCTTGCTACTGGACTTTACCAGCGGCATGACAATTACTCGCAGTGAATAATAGCGAAATTGACTATCACTGCTTCTGACAGCGAGCCGCCGCTGATGTTACGCAGCGTGATGCTGACCGTGCCTGTGGCAAGCGCGTTGGCAAACACGTTGTAGCTGCCTGGCGTGGCCTGACCACCCGAGATGGTCAGAATAACGGTGTCGTTGGCGCTAATATAGCTGTTGTTCAGCGTGAACGTCGCGTTGGTGGCCGTAGCCAACGAAGCGTTGTTCATGGTGATACGACCGGCGCTCTTGTTGAGCGTCACAGCGGTCGATTTGCTGGTCAACTGCGTAACAGTGCCTTGGCCTGCGACGCTGTAACCGAGTACGCCCTTGACGTAAATCTGGTCGCAGTCGTACAGGTCTTGATCGCTGTACGCAATGCCAATTGATTTCGTATTGCCCATGTTTAAGACCCCATCCAAGAGTTAGTGACCGAGCCGCCTTGCGACATCATGCGCCTGGCGGGTTTATCCGTATACTCCCTGTGCGCGACAGGGAACGCAAATGTAACTGCCAGCGCATCGGCAGCATCTGGCGATGCCAGACCCCTTGCCCTCATTTCCTTCTTCCCCTCAAGGAAGATCGTTCCCGACGAGTTGGGCTTTACCATCGGGCCGGTCAAGTCAGCCTTTAGCTGCTTGTCAGCAGGGATACTAGCAGAGCGCAACCACTCTTTCATAGCCCCCCACAATTCTGCCCGTTTGTTACCCCACATGATAGTGTTTTTGGCCTTCCAGCCGAAATTCACGCCGCGCACTTTGTACCGTTGCTCGTTGAGCCGATCCAAGATGCCATACCCCAAGCCGCCTTCATCAATCACCGTCAGCACCGGCTTAAACTCCTCTATCGCCTCAATTACGCGGCCCACAATGGTCATGGTGTCCTCGCCGTGATACCGCTTAATCGCCACGATATCGCGCCCTTGGCGCACCAGAATCACCGTGGAGTCAGCGCCGCCGCGTGCGGGGTCAATGCCCATCACTATCGGGGCTGTTGAGTCCTTGTACTTGGGCCGATTCGCCGCGTCATTGACCGCTGTGGGGCTAATAAACTGCCCATCG